TTCGTAACCTTGAGCCTTCCAATGTACGCCATCATTTCTTAGTGATAATGGTATACGTCTTTCGCCTATTTCTATAATGTCCTGAGGAGTTGCAATAAAACCTGCATCCTCTAAACCATAGCAGCTAATGATAGTGGTACCATCACCTGCGTATATTGGAGTGGTCATGTACTGTCTAATAGGTATATAGTATTGGCCAAATTCATCGTACCATCTAGCATCAAATACATCTTTTTCAGCACCACCTGCTGGAGGAGTTATCACCAAATATCTTTTATTTAATGTCGCCATGTGCTGAATGATTGCTTTAGTGTCAGAAATTGCTCGTTCGTTAATACGTGCATAATCGCTAGTAGGGGTCACCCATCTAGGAGCATTCTGTCCTATCCAAATAATATGAATGTCTTCTACAGTCTCTTCACTAATGTCTAAATAAATTGTCTCTGGGCGGTTGCATACAAAGCTAGCACCTCCTACCAGCCTATTAAACCAATAGTCATATGTGCTACCATTAACATCAGCACCAAACACACCATGGACGCCTGCAAAAGAACATGCGAAGTGTCCAGACTGTTTTAACGGCTCAGGAATAACACCATTAATTGGTAATAGTTTAATAGGCACCTTACCTGAAGCAGGCATTACCCCAGTGGTACAAATTGCAGTAAATGGTGTAGCATTTGCTCTAGCTGCAATAGTGATAGATGACTCACCACCAACACCTCTGTTGGTGATCTTAACATTTTTACCATCTGCCTTCAGCATATTAAACAGATAGTCAGTGTAAGGTATACCAGTAGCACCTATAGTCATAGAGTCACCCCATGCTACAATATTAGGGCCGCTAACCACACGTCGTTTGGTATTTTTGTAATCCAAGTAATAAGCAGTATCTAATGGAGGCATACCTGCTGCAATTGTAGAAATTGCATATTCAGTAGGCTTACCATAAATGTCAGCCTCTAGCCATGTACGGCTATTATCTTCACCTACAATAGCAAAGCCTTGCTTGTTAATATCAGGTCTTGATATATCTTCTACAGTAGGTGACGATGGTAACTTCTCTACTAATTTTTCAATAGTGAAGTCTGTAGGTTCACCATACTTGTCTGCCTCAATCCAACTTCTACCACCATCTTCACCTATGATGGCGAACCCTTGACTGTTTGCAGTTGGAAATGGAACGTCTTCAAAAAATGGAAGAGCGTCCATAATCATATCAGCAGACTCTTTGGTAGGCTTTCCGTTATGGTCTGCTTCCAACCATGTACGGCTACCATCTTCACCTACAACAGCAAATGATATAAAAGATGAAACTAAATCTTCAGTTCCATGCTCTTTAATGTACTCAGCATCTAGCATCCGTTTTTCTGTGTCTGTTGGTGTTGATGCACCCTTTTTCCAAAGTTCCAGAATTGTTTCAGAGCCTTGTGATGCTACCCAGAAATAACTATCAACACCTAATGTACCATCAGCTTGGCCTAACTCTTTGGTGGCGTATATCTTACCGTTAGTTAAAGCAGCCTGAGCGGCGGTCTCTGCTCTTGCAGCAGCGGCATTTACAGTTGCAGTTAATTCAGGATGCGCAATGCCGCTTCTGTTATGTGAATTAATTAACGCAGCAGCTGTGTAGTTATCCACCAATTCTTTAGCTTGTTTACCACCAACAAGTTCTTTAGAACCTACGGCAGCTAAGTCAAACAATTTTTGCTTTATTGGTTTGACTTCAACAACATCTGATAGGGCAGACACTTGAACGGCAAAACTACCGTCCAACGTCTCTATGCTTGTCGCCTTTATCTTTGACATTTTTATTCCTTATCGTGTTATTTTCTAAACACTAAAACTCTGATGGTGCCTGTGCCAAGTGCCGCTGATGCGTCAGTGTTATTGATAAAAGATACCTTAATTGTGTCCGCTGCGCTAACTTCGGCAGTCACTGCACAACCTAATAAAGGATTACTGTAAGACGCCACACAGAAGTCACCTACGTTCACACCTGCCAATGGTATGGAGCCTGCAACATATACACCCTGAGAGCCTAAGTTGCCTATTGTTTGTGAACTGGTTGTTTGTAATGGAACGTCTGCTGCCTTAGGTACGACATATTCAGGACATTCAATCAACATGATATATTTAACAGTGACTTGAGTGTTTGAGCCTATACCGCCTATACTGATTCTGTTGCTAAGGTCTCTGTAATAGCGGAAAGACAACATTGCTACCCTATCACCATCGCCATATAAGTCTACACCTACATCGCTTAATGGTCTAAGTCCTGTACTACCATCCCATGAGTCGCCTAGATATAAAGAAGCATTGCCTGTATACTTAGCAACCACAATGTATTTAGAACCTTGCTTCAATACGCCATCAATGTTTTGGTAAACACCCCAAGAAGTACCGGAAGGAGTAATAACCATTTGATCAGATGAAGCAGCTATTGCGGCATTCACTGTCAACCAGTTGGCCACACTGTTACCACTAAAGGTGCCATTCGTTAATAAGTTTACTCCACCACACACTGCTAATAAAGAAGCACCGCCTGTTGCGCCAACGCTTGTGATTGTGGCTGTATTCTTAGCAGCGAACATGTGAGTATAACATTGTTTAGCACCTAGCCCGACAGAGTTCAGGTTTCTTTTAATCAACTTACCCGATACCGACTGAAGTGTAGATCCGCCTTGCTTTAATTCAATACCACCATTAGCCAAGTCAGCGGTGGTTTTGTTGGCAATGGTAACCAGGTAAAGCATTTCATTATTTTCGTCACCAAAAGTAGGTGTATTGTTAGTCACCGGTGCTGTTGTTTTTAGATAAGGCCATCTATGCTCATCTACAGCCATGTTCTGTGTTGTTACTGAGCGGATAATATTATTATACCCAAAGTCATGCACAACACTGCCACCATAAAACCTACCTGAGATATCACAGTTAACAGAGCGCGTTAATAAGTTAATCCATGTATCAGTGAACTTACCACTAAGCACTGTAGCAGAGCCTGAGTTGACTAATAGCCCAGCGCGCTCCCATTGACAACCTTGAAACTGTGCATCTGTTAAAGTAGTACCATACCCATCTAACTCTACAACACCACCCACACCTTTCAATGCTTCAGATGTTTCAAAGTTGCAATCTAAAAACTTGATGCTGCGGGCATTGTCACCTAATGTGATGGCAGTGTTTCTCTGAGTCTCCATCCACTTGACATTGTGGAACGACATTGAGTCTGAATTGGTGATTCTGATACCTTTAAAGGAGTTTCTGAACCATAAGTTCTTGAACTCGGCAATATACATTTCATCAAATGTCATGGCGTAGATTGTGGTATGGTTTTCACAATTGAACTGCATGTCTTCCATGCCGAATCTAGTGAAAGCTGATACGCCTGCTTTAGGTACCATAATTGGGTGGTTACCTGTAGGTGTTAATATAGTACCACCGAAGCTATAATGCTTGCCTGATAATTTACGTTCTGATCTGTATTCAAATGGGGCATTTAGAAAATAAGTATTAGATCCAATAGTAGAACCGAAATCACTAACTGAAATACCCATTGCTTTGGTCAACTGAATATCCGCTCTAGACAAATCAGTTAAGCCTAAATGTTCACCATTAACATCAGCGTCTACTCTGACATAACAACCAGAACCAGAGCCGGTCCAATTTAGAAATGCACTAACCCCATTTAATGTGCCGTCCCATTGTGTTATTGCCATTGACGAAATTACAGTGACACCATTATGGTCTGCCCATGATCTAGCAGAGTTGTAGATAAAATCACCACCGCCTACTGAAGTACCCGCATAGAATCCAGTCACAGATAAGACAGTGTTAGCAACAGGGATTAAATTCTTAATTCCATCAATCGATCTGATGGCACGGGCCTCCACTCCAGCAACAAGAACTGTAGAGGTGTCTAATGATAAATCGTCAACCTTTTGCTTTATGGCAGGAATGTTTGGAACATGTTGTAAAGACGATGTAGGTATAGACACATCGCCGTTCACGTTACCTATTTGGTTTACTCTTAAATTTGACATGTCAATTCCTATCTTATATTTCTAATATTTATTGCGTACCATCAGATATAGTTTGACATCTGTGATTCAGATAGTTTCCCTGTCACTGTGAATGAGTAAACAGGCGACACATCCGTACCCGCTAAAGTAGTGCATCTAACAACAGCAAAGGTGGTGCTTTTAGATACAATGCGGTGTGCTAAAGCCTCTGTATACACTGGAGTGAATGTGAGTGTATAGTTAGTGTCCTCTAAAGGTACACCAAATATCAAATTGAAGCTATTGCCTGCTGCATTTTCCCATATACCGTCCATCACAATAGTTCTGTCTGCATACACTTTAGTATTTCTGATAGTACCAGTCACACCACTGACGTTAGTGGATGTAGATGAGTGTACAAGTTCGCCTCTTGCCTCTAGCCCCTGTTTGCTGCGTCTAATAATAGTCCTAAGTGAGAATGGTATTAAAGAGTTATCCGATCTAGGAATACGAGCATTAGGGCCTACCCATGTATTATTTTGTGCTATTAAATTTTTAGGCGCAGCCATAGTGAAGAAAGATTGTAATGGTGCTATCATCGCTCTAGGCTGATTCGGTCCAGTGGTAAATGTACCTGTCAGAATAAATTTGTTATCTGATATGTCGTAAGAGAACTCATCTACTCTAGACGCAGGTGGGGCACTAAATCTAATCATATCACCACCACTGTTAGAGTCTACCTTGAATGTATTACCTACAATTTCGGTATGCTGTGCCATTGGCAATCTATCATTGAAGCCTAACTTCAGATGTTGATATGTTCCAGTTGTCTTAAATGTGTTATTGGCCACAATGTATTCTTTCAGTACCGGACTGGTCTCAATTACAGTAGCAACATAGAAATCGATAATACCATTGCAGCTGACTCTGTTACCTTCACAAATAAAAGAACCGTTAGTTACCGCCGGGTCCAGATAAATGTTTGCGGACACAAACCAGCCTTTGAAGTTGCCTTCGTTTTCTGATATGTCTAAGTCCATACCTGCCATGCTTAATGGGTTGTTCGATTGTGATGCTAATAAATTGATATGCTCTGTACCTAAGAACTTATTGCCTCTGATGGTGAGTCTATCAGTTAACTTAGCACCCGAGTAAGAGGATAAAAATATACTACCTCTATTCCCTGAGAAGTTTTGTGTCATACGGTTGTTTGTGATTTCGATATAACCTGCCACGTCGGTAGGGGTAGAGATATCACTGTTCTGGTTATTAATGTATATGCAGTCGGAATTGCCTGTGGAGATAAAATCATTATCATGAATGCTGATGTCTTTATTAGCAACCCATGTTGGTCCGAATGTTTCATCGTTGCGGTACATCCTAACAAGACTCTTACCTATAACAGTATTTCCATAAAACTTGACTTTATTTGCACCCTGTAACTCAACCCCCATTTCACATCCTTTGAAGTGGTTGCCATATACTAAATGCCATCCAGTGTCATCTGTATTGCGTCTAGCAATTTTTAGAGAATACATGTTCTCTGTGACGTTACCTGTGAAGATATATTTCAGAGCACCTGTGCCTGATGTGGTCACTTGCGTACAATTTGTGAAGAAGTTGTTTTTAATGATAATACCAACAGTTGTAGGTGGGTAGTAAACTTCTGTCACACGACACGTTCTAATCGCAGCGTCGCCTATGTCCTTGAACTTACAATTCTCGATCACTGTATTAACACAATCACGAGTGTAGATACCTTGGTTACCCCATACAAAGAAACCACCGTCAGTACCCAAGAATGTCATGCCGCTAATAACAAGGCCTTCGCACGCATGAAATCTAATCATGTGTTCAGAGCAGCCTACCCAACGATAAAAGCCACCGCCAGTCAATGTGACATTTTTAAAGTTCTCTAGGACTAATTGATTGGCTTGCACCGGAACCTTAAACATACCATCAAAAACAATAGTGTCGCCGTCTTTAAGTTGGGCCAACATAGCAGACCAACCAACAGCAACACTAACCTCATCATCACGATTTGATACATAATGGCTGAATACTTTAATTGCCTTATACTTGCTGGCCTCGACACCTGCAATTAATGTGTTTGATGTAGATGAACCTAAGTTTAAGAAACTTTGTTTAATTTCAGGCATTAATGCCAGGTCCTCAGTATTCACACCAACCGTAGCTGCTAAATTTATAATTCTGTTGACTTGTATAGTTGACATACTAAATTCCTATCTTATATTTCTAATATTTATACATTACCTTCAGACTCGACGTTGGTGGTGTAATCATCAACAACGTACGCAGGTTCAGCATACTCGCCTGTATTATCCACAATGTCAATCTTAGTATCGAAGAAGTTTCTCATGTCATTTGCAAAGTTCAACATGGTAGTCAACGACACGTCTTGGAAGTGTGTTGCTCTATAATGAGGTTTGCCTAACATGTGCTTATAGTCTTCAACGTTGCCGTACTCTGAATACATGTTCTCTTCTGGTGTATCAGCAGTAACTTCTTTAGGTTTGAATCTTGTCGGTGACTCTTGTTGTTGACTTTCAATGAACAAGCTCATTGTCTCTAAAATAGAAACCTCAGCAATCATATTGAAGCCCGCTGGGTGCAATAAAGAAACCACAGTGTCTCTATATGTGTCAATACTGATACCCGATTTAATCACATAAGAGAAATCTTGGTAATATCTAGAGTCTTGCAATACATCTTTGTCCGATAAGAAGCCGTCACTATTTCTATAATGACCTGGTATCTTTTTAGCAATGCCTGGTGTTAATTTAACTACAGCACCTGCACCGCCTTTATTTCCATCATACGTGTGGTTAGCTTCAACACCAAATGGCATATCAATTATTTCAATTGATTTAATACCACCGCCAGGCGCAACCTCATCCACAACAACAAAGCCAGGATAGACTGGATATTCTACTTGAATTAAATCATTCATGGCAAACGACCCATAGACAGTTCTACCATCAAATGTGAAGTCTGTGATTACTGCCCCATTCTTTTTAACCACAATCTCTTCTTTTCTGAATAGAGTTGAATATCTCATGTCAGCTTTAGTGAAGTCGTTAACGGTAGTTGATACAGTGAATACAGCAGGGCCTGAATAAGACAGGATGTTGTCAGGGTTGTAGTTCATGCCTGGTGCTGTTACTGTATAGCCGCTGGCTATAGGTAATATCCATTCAGTTGTGTTTCCAAAGCCAATAGGATATTCTATTTTAAGTTCACCTGATAGGCCAGTGATATACAACTCAGCAAATACAAAGTTATTGGCGTATCGTTTATTGATACGTGAAACTGTCCCTGATACAACTGTGACGGAACCATCAAGTTCTGGTTGATTTTGTTGGACACGTCTATGCAGGAAAGACTCAACATCACCATTAGCAGACACGTATAACATGTGCTCATCATCCACCCATTTACCATTAGATGGGATTAGCATGTAATTTCTTGGGTACTCTAACTCTACAGGCTCGTTGTATAGCACCTTAAAGATAAAGTCAAACGCCTTCTCAGTGCCCACCGTAGAGAAAAACTGTTTAGAGTATTTGATTAACAGTTCTTTATTAGCAGAAACTTTCTCAGGTAAGAACTGGAAGTATTCGTTTTTCAATAAAGAGGCGTATTCGGTGATAGACTCTTCAAAGTTCAAATAAGACAGGTGGTTTCTAATTGTGTAGTAAGGTGAACCTTCCAGTTGCAGCCACTCATAATAACCCTTGAGGAAATCCACGAACTGTGGATATTCCCTCACTATGTTAGATGATAGCTGTCCAGGTATTGTATGGTGAATCTTATTGAAATTAGTCATTCTTATCAACCTTGTTGATTACTACTTTTTCGATGCTTACCACAAAGTTTCTACTGGTTAAAATGTTTTCTGATGCAACTGTTACATGCACCTTCAAGTCTGCTATGTTAGGATTAGACAACTGAGTGTATAAGAAGTCGATGTTGCCCTTCTCATAGTCTACCGAACCTACCACTGTTTTTACGCCATCAACATCTAACACCAACTTGCCTAAGCCGTCATCTGTCAGTGATTGTTTAGCAGCGAGTATGCTAACGTAGACATCATCTATTTTAACCGACCCAGGAACGATTTTATTAACGAATTTCACCGAGTAGGCACTCGTAGTATTAACTCTAGGTGATATCCACTTGTAGACGCTTTTAGAGGACTCTACAGAATACACTGGCGTCACTGCGTTTACGATTTTCTGTTCTAGTGCGGTATTGTTAAACCAACCATTAAACTCTTTAATGTCACTTGCGAATGTATTAATGGTCTGAGTCACCTGCGTCTTAACTTGATCAAACGTCAGGGTGGTCTTATTTTTGTCGTACATGATCTTCACGTCTAAGTCAACAAAGATATACTCAGGGTCAATTACATGTGTAGACATCAAGCTATACTTTCTCATGTGATTAGACATTACATCTTTGACGCTGTCTGCTATCACATATCCTGTTTGTGGTATTGCTGATAAGAATACTCTGCCGTAATATGGAGGGTCGTTTCTTTCACCACCCCATGCGATAACTGATTTAACGTATGGAAAGTCACGTCTTGCCAAAACTTCATAATCGTTTTCTTTAACTGCTCGCTCTTGTGTTTGGTAGATTCTTGGAGCCATGAATTTAATCATTTCCAAGCTAGAGCGTTCGGCACCACCATAAGCAGGTGTTGTGGCAGTTAGTTTAATATTAGAGTAACCACCAATAGAACTGGCAGCGATAATAGCACTTAATCCGTTTGCGTGAAATTCTTCAACCACAACATATTCAATTTCAATAACTGCACCATTAGGCGGCTCTACACCTAATACACCTTTACCGAATTCTATATCGTAATACCCGCGAGTATTTTCAGACAAGTAGAACAGGAAGTCTTTATTAGACGCATCTGTGATGTTCTCTACCTTCACGTATTCTTTTCTTGTCAACGCTGCTTGAGTTTCTCTTACATAGACTCTTAATGTAGAGGTATCAATATCAGGGTTTTTAATTTCAATCTTATCGCCTGCGTACAAGAACTTCTGTGAGTTTAACAGACCCTGTTTCAGGTTGATGTTGTTGGCAATAAACTTGCCTGCCTGGATGGTTAACGTGATGTCTTCAACGTTAACGAAGTTATATGAGGTGCCATCTATAGTGTTAATAAAGCTAGAGCCTTTATCACACACAATAGAACTTTCAGAAGGCACTGCTGATGGCGTCACTTCAATATTAACTACCATTGATGCAGCTGTTCTAGATCTTGGTGTGTAAGATAGCTTCTGAGCATGGCTGACAATGTTAGCTCTTAACTGGGCAGAGTCTAAGAAAGATTCACTGGCTACCATATTAGCCATGTAGGCGATATAGTGAGTGTTTCTAACAAGGTTATCTATGATGGTATTGATTGCTGACCCTTCATAGTTGAAGTCTTCAAAGCCTGGTCTATTTTGGTAGAATTCGATCAGACTTTGTTTTAGCTGATTAGGGTCATATGATGTGATATCTAAAGACATAGTCTGTATCCTTTAATTCAAGTAATTACAGACTATTTATCAGGGGTTATCTAAATCTTGTTAGGTCAATCAACAAGTTCTGTATGTCAGGCGAGTTTAACTCTTGGTAGACGATGTTAACCGTCAATTCATTAGACTCACTTTCATACACTTCAACATCTACTAATGTTACTCTAGGCTCAAAGTTAGCAACTGCATTTTCGATGTTTTGTTTAAGTTGGATGGATGTTAAGTTATCCAAATTCTCGAATAGAGACGCAGTCACATTAGTGCCCATCTCTACGTTAAAGCCTCTATCATAATAATTGGTCATTATGATGTTCTTGAGGCTTTGTTTAATCGCACCGGATCTACCATTGATTGTGACTAAGTCTTTTGTCAAAGGGTGCGGCTTGAAGTTCAAGTTAATATCAAAAGCCATATCAATTACCCTTTAGTGATTACCAATGTCCAAGTCTCATGCTCTTCCATCTTGGTCATGAACTTAGTGAATGCGACGGCGCTATTCAACACACCTTCGGCTCCATTAACTCTACCGTGAGTGGTGCCTACGCCAATACAGCCGTTGAAGTCTTTAACAGTATTGCCAATATGAATCATTATGTAAGAACGACCCTTAACACCTGTCACTTCCCATCCGATGGTATATTTACCTTTAGAAGTTCTGCTCACCATTGGCGAAGCTCTTTTCTTAAGCACGTATGTACCCTCTGGAATACAAGATATCATCGGGGCATTGTTTTTATCTGGGAGTTCTACGGTGCAGATCTTTGTCCCATCTTCATATTCAAATGTACCTAATGTGACATTAGGCTTATATGTTCTTTTCAGCTTAATAACGTTAGACATGATTAGATCCTTACTGTGATGAATTTTTCTTTGAGTACACCACACCACCGCCTTTAGCAGTACCTGGATTGAAAGGCGATATAGGTGGCGATGTAGGTGAACCTGGACTTGCTGAGGTATGAGTATGCTTGTTTATCCAAGGCACTAACTCATTATTGATCCAGTCTTTGAGTTTATTCCCTAACACCACTGGCTCTAAGGCACCTGGTTCACCTAACTCAATATTAGGTGCTTGGTATTGTTGAATACCAGATGACTTGCGAAGTGATGTGGCAACTTGTTCTTGTTTAGCACCTTCTACGTTTTCTGTGTGAGTGCCTGATTTAATATGTCTATCCTTGTAGACAATGTCGTAACTCTTTTCGCATCTAGCCACAACACTTCCATCTGGGTGCATTTCAATTAATGAACCACTCTTATGGAATATCTTAACTCGCTCAGCACCTGGAGTATCATCAATCTCTACAACATGGCCAGCAGATGTGGTGTGCGTCATATTGTTTGGGTATTTAGGCGCGTATGCAGTAACGGGCTCATTCCATGTAGACCCGTCCGCACTCTTAACACCTTTAACAACTGAGCTTTTCAGTTGATCTATGTGAGCAGATTGTTTGCCTCTTGCTAAAGCACTTAAATCGTTAAGGCCATTAATACTGCCTATCACTAACCCTTGTGTTCTATACTCATCTATATAGTACCCGAATACAAATGAGCCTACCTTGTACCCAGTGGGTGATGTACCGACACCATCTAATGCTGCGGAGTTAGGTGTGACAGTACCGAACCAAGCGAGGCTATCAGTAGGCAGTACACCTTTGTTAGATGTGTTATACCCGTACACTCTGACTCTTATTTTGCCATGCTCTTCTGGATCGTTCACGTCTTCCACTTTACCGAAGAATGGTGTAAACCCTTCTGACTGTATCATGCTAGCTTTTCCTCGTAAGAATCTTTGATCAGCATTATCCTTTGGTTGTATTGCTTAGGAGAAAATACGTGCTTAATCTCTGCTATTAAAAACTTACCCGAATATGGATTAATCGCGTTATGTGAAAAATCTTCCGTTGAGTATGTCGGCACGTTTGCAATACAAGTCTGGCCTACTCTTAATGTAGAGTCACCGAATATGCCTATGTTAAGAACTGTGCTTAATGCCTTAAATTTATGTAAGCGATTCTTCTCTACATCCAATTCAGACTGTCTTGATTTAATATCGTACGTCACTCTAACTCTAGATTGGTTAGATGTCTTATGTTTGGTTAAGAACGTATGGTCAGCCAATGCACTAGACTTACTAAACACCTTCTCTGGAAGGTAAGATGTTACAGTGTTGCTCTTCTCAGATAACGATACCGAATTAACAGTGGTACCTAAGATACCATCATCTATCAGTTCAATGTATTTAGAGCCTTCTTCATATTCAAACTCTTGGTACACATCGAACATTTCTTCATGTGAGTTTTTGACATTGTCAAACGCAGGCATAGATGAGTAGAAAAACTCTCTAACCGGTTCTTGTTTGTAAAGCACAGACAATGGCTTGAAGTTGAACTGAGTGTTATCCTCAAAGAACATGTAACCATAAGATGCGTCAGATCCAACTGCCATCTGACTGAACATGTCAATTGCCTCTAAAGGTCTTTGTCCGGTTAACACCACATGCTCTAAATATTTTGTCTTATGTGTGTCTAGTTTCTTTTTGCCTGACAATTTGCCGTAAATGTCCGCTACACTTTTGTCCACTGTGTCCTTATACGGATTAAACAACGCCAATCGCATTGAGTTAAGAGATATAGGGCTGGCGAAGTGTAGTGTATAGCCTGAGGCATGATCGTTTAATACAGCGGGCCCCATTAGTTCAAAGACGGTACCGGTGAATTTGATTGGTTCCGTGACGCCTGAAGTGTTGAACTGTATCTCAACAGTTTCACCGTTACCTAAGCCATACATGTTGATGATATTATTGGTATCCACAAAGCTGATAGTTCCAGACATGCACTTGTTGAAGATACTTTCATACAAGGTTACATTCACATAAGCATTAGACATGTCTAGCTCTACAGGTGCTTCTCCTGTAGTGATTACAGTTAGCTTGGCTAACTCGAACTGCCCACTTCTAAAATACTTAGACATTATAACCTCATTAACTCTTGGTGACGTGATATCACAGTACCAACATATTCAGGCATCAGTAGCTTGATATTTCGTTTCTTCTCGTTTTCTTCTATCTCATACTCATAGTTGGTTACTGGTACGTTATCCCATGTTGGATTTAATGTAGAGTCAACAATCATGTTATTAGATGCAGATATGTAATGGTGAATTGCAAATGGATTAGGGTATTTCTCGTTCACGTAAGACTCTAATGCAGACTGTGTTAACGGCCATTCTTCAAACAGATTTACAATATTATTCATATCTAATATGACCCATGCTAAAGAGGGGTCGTCATATATCTTATCCGCAATGACTTCAGGCGTGTCTGATTCCTTTACGTTGTATTCTACAAAGTAAGCAGGGTCGTTTTTGAACACGTTGGCAATACCAGCACGTCTAGTGATGTTGACCTGTAGTGCGTTATCGTACACAACCAAAGGGAAGTTTGAAAAGTATGACATATTAGAACCCCTGCTTAATAAGTGATTTATCTAATACAGACAATTCAATAAACGACATAGTGACCACTGTCATGAACGGACTACCATCTTCAAACGACGCGAAGTGGTTCTCTCCACCTTGTTTGATATTTAAGTCAGTCAATGCACAAGTGGAAATCTTAAACAACCAATTGTTCTGCTGCCCTTGTTTGTTCAAGAAGGTGATGTCGAACGTAGACGGGTAAGACCAGTATAGGTTAGACTTGCTCAACTTCTTCTCAGGTGCTCTATGGAATTTCAGTGTGTCTATGATCTTTTTAATCATGACTTGTTCTTCTGCGGACTTAGCAATGAACTTGAACGTGAAAGTGAATGTACGGTTAGAGACACCTTCAAATAGAACTTCCACGTATGGGTTCTCTACCATCTGGTTTGCCCATAGGTAAGAGTCTTTAATTTTACCAGGTAGGATTGAGTCTGCTACTTTCACACCTGTTAAGGCCAAAACTTCAGGCAATGCTTCCTTAGAAGACTCCCACATGCTTTTCCAAGATGAGAACTCACTCAAGTCGCCTGTACCTGTCCACGCATCCATGATGGCACCAAATGTACCAAGGTTAGAAGCATTCCATGTTGACTGATAACTGGTCTCGATTGTAGGTGGCATGTGAAGTGCAATTGCAGTATCGATCCGAACGTTATTGCCGCCCATCTTCCTAGCTAAAGAGTTTGATCCCTTTTGTTGAACAACAGGTACATCACCTTCTACAGTACGGTATTTTCCTGCACCTGAAGATGAGAAACTAGAACCTGATATGGCGTTAATGTTAATCAACATGATGTTCTGTGTGGCATCAGTACCGACATCAAGAGGGTATTTGAGGAAGTTGTATTTCCGTTTGCTACCATCCAGTTTGTCAAAAACAGATTGCGCTTTTGATTTAGGCACAGAGTTAGTGATTGTCGAAGGCGTCTTACCCTCATTCAACATGGCGGTTGCTTGCTTTTGTAGAGCGGCTATTCTCAGCTCTCTGTCTACTGTATACGGTGTTAATGGATTAGAGGCCATCTTATTTCCTACCTACAAATTGAGGGATATCTTTTTCTGTAACCACTTTGAACGTCCATCCCTTTTGTGCGCAATATGCTTCTGCTGCTGCCCACTTAGCCTGATTGACCATGTAGGTGCTAATTTCACTAACATACCTTGCCTTAGACTTACCTTTCTTAGCTTCAGGCAATAAGGTTTGAGCGTAGGGTTTAACTTCAATGAGTGTTACTTTCTTATCTTTGTTCACTACCAAGAAATCTATGAAATACCTATGCACACGATTGTCAACAGGGGATAGATATTTTACTATAACTTCCTCTGATGCCCAAGCAATAACTTCAGACGATAGGTCAAATTTCACCATAATCTTTTTTTCCCAGTTAGATCTATAGGTTATAGCAGTTGCGTCACCTATGTACTTCTTAGGGTTAAGCGGTACGAATTTGCCAAGCGTTCCTCTAGCCATTATTAAATCTCTTTTATAGTTTTATAAAGTTATTTATTTTAAAAATTTTACTTGACATATAAGTTTTCATCTGTATACTTAAAACCGTAGGTTGCTTTTAAACTATTATTAAAAATTTAATATATAAAGACAGTTAATAACTTTATATAACGGTTTAAAAGAAATGAAATATGTAAATCCCGATTTATCAATACCAGAAATTTTAAATATTTTAGAAAAGTCTTCTGGTACTGTAACAGAAAAAGCTAATATGTTAAGAACATGTTGGCCTCGCAAAGATGTTAAATTTTACATTGACTTCATGTACAATGGAGATTTAACTAAGTCCAGGTTATCGTCAATGCCTGATTACAAACCATCTACCAAACCTTTCGGTGCTAACTTCATGACTTTAGTTACAGCACAGAATGCCATTAACAGCGCTATCTCAATTCTTCACATGGAGAATGCAGACAAGGCAAAGTTTGACAAGGTGATGGTGAAAGTGTTAGAATCTATCTCAGCAGAAGAAGCAGCTTTGGTAGTTAACCTGTTCACTGGCAAAAAACACCGTGGTGGAATCAAGTCAATTTTCAAAGAGGCGTACCCAGAATTTTTTCGTACCACTGAGGATTAAAATATGGCGCATGATCACAACAGAGGTCAGATCAATCATAACGCGATGGCTGCGTTAGTAACATCTCCTCTGTTTAAGAGCAAAACCTTTAAAGCTAAGAAAGGTAAAGGTTCTTACAGCAGAAAACAAAAAGGGACGTCACAGTCCCTTTTTTAAATTATTTTTAAAAAGTGTTGACACCCATCTAATACCGCCTTATAATTACGACATAGCAAATTACTTTACAATGAAACAAGGTGAAACAACATGAAGTTCAAAACAACTCCATTAACTAAAGCACAGTTCTACGGCAATGCCGACTTAGTAGATCTAATCGAAGGCACAATCCAATACGCATCTTTGAAGTCACACTACCTATTAGCAATAGACAATGTGTTGCTTAACGAGAAACAACCTCTGAAGACGGATTTAGGATTATGTTCTACAGTGTTTCACGGCGTTCCGTTCAGCGCACTCGCTCCACTGTTTCGTGCTTGGCAATATTATTCAGGCAGCGATCAATACCCAGTACCTGCAACAGCAAATACAACCACAGCAGGTTACGCACAGTTTGCTTATTGTAACGCAAGACGCAACTGCGCAATGCTGGAAGGTGAGTACGGCGAATTGCGCACCGACTTATACGAATTCACACTAGCAGGGTTAGCAACGTTAAAAGAGTTAATCTTGTTAGGTTCACCAACGTACAAACGGGAGGAAATGCTATGAATATCACAAACGACAAAAGCACTTTGTTTTACGAACTGGTTGAAGAACTAAAGAACGATGCTGAATACCGTAAAGATCTATCGGAAGCTATTGCATACCGTAAAGATATATCGGAAGATATTGCAGATGTGTTAGCTAATCCTCAACCTCTTTCTGAATTTAGAGGATTATGTTGCACAGTGTTTTGTTATATCTCCTGTGGAGTGCTTGAAGCAATATTTTCTACTTGGCCTAAGTTTAGCGGCGATCTGCGTTATCCGGTGCCGTCAACTTTAGAGGGCAACCCTAACCCTGAAACAGCATATCAGGTTGCCAGAAAAAACGGAACTATGCTGGAAGGTGAGTACGGTACAATGCGGAAGGAATTGTACGAACACACTCTTGTCGGGCTTAAGACGCTCAAGTGGATTATCGGAAAAATCGACTCAGGCGAACCGTTGCCTGAATAACAAATAAATCAAACATGTTGCTTGTATGTCGTGCAGAGTTGTGTATAATAACGACATACAGGCAACTAAATGTGAGATTTATACTATGAACGCAATCAAAACAGTTTTAGAAAAAGTAATTACTGGTCGTTTCTTAACTATGACCGGTGCAAAGAAGTTGATGGAAGGCCTTGATACACTGTCATTTGACATTCCTAAGTCGAACGGCATTAACAAGGTTAAGATCACTTATGTAGCAGCAACCGATACTTTTGACATTAAGTTTTACAACTTCCAACCAGCTAAGTGCGTATTGGCAGTGAAAGCAGAAGTCACTGATGTGTACATCGGCGAGATTGCTAATGTGTTTTCACAAAAAACAAAGCTACTGACTAGCTTATAGGAGAAACAATGTTACCATTTTTAGTCATTCTATCTGTATGGGTATCTAGTGGCTATGCTATTGGATATCTATTGGCGTCTATGCTTCCTTTCTCACCTGAGTTTGGTGGGTGGGTTTTAGGTGCTGTGTTTGGTGGGTTATACATCATCTATCGCCTGTTGAAGTTATTTTTCCGTTCAGACTTCTGGACAGATCTAGATTTCGACGGCCCTGACTTCGATGGGTTTGGTGATTAACAATTTTTATCAACTGAGGAAATACCATGTTTGAAGTAATTGAAATTGGTGGCGTTAAAACCGTCACAACTAAAGGCCAGTGCAACCAT